TGTTTCATCACCGCCAGGACGAGCAGGCCGGACCGTCCCGAGGCCATGGCGGGGCTACACAGTTCCCACGTTCTGCTGGTCGCTGACGAGGCTTCGGGCATTGACGAGGCGGTGTATGAGGCGGCGAGCGGCAGCATGAGCAGCGCGGGCGCCATCACGCTGCTGATTGGCAATCCGACGCGAAGCACGGGTTATTTCTGGAGTTGTCATCTGCTGCAGCGCGATCGGTGGTTCACCATGCGGGTGTCCGGTCTGGACAGTCCGCGGGTGACGAAGGATTTCGTGGACGACATCGCGACGCGTTACGGCATGGACAGCAACGCGTATCGGGTGCGGGTGCTGGGCGAGTTTCCCACGGCGGACGACAACACGCTCATTCGCGCGGAGCTTATTGACGCGGCGATGGTCAGGGACGTTCCCGCCGATCCCACGGCGCCCATTTTCTGGGGCGTTGACGTGGCCAGGTTTGGTTCGGACGCGTCGGTTCTCATCAAGCGTCAGGGCAACGTGGTGACCGAGATGCCCCGCCGCTGGCGGCAGTTCGATACCATGCAACTCAGCGGCGCGATCAAGGCGGAGTATGATCTCGCGTCCACCAGCAGGCCGCGACTCATCGTCGTTGACGTGATCGGCATTGGCGCGGGCGTGGTGGATCGTTTGCACGAGCAGAATTTACCAATTCTGGGCGTGAATGTCAGTGAGGTGGCCAGTACGACGGGTCGTTACGCGCGCCTCAGGGACGAGTTGTGGGTTCGGTGCCGTGAGTGGCTGGAGACGCGCGCGGTGCGGTTGCCGCGTGACGATCAGTTGCGCGATGATCTGGCGGCGCCTCGGTATGCGTTTCTGAGCGATGGGCGTTTGCAGGTTGAGTCCAAGAACAGCATGCGCTCCAGGGGACTGGCGTCGCCCGACGCGGCGGATGCGTTGATCCATACGTTCGCGGAACAGGGTCTTGGTATCGGAAGTGGAATGACAAGCGGGCTGCACGACAGCCGTCCCGTTCGGATGGCATTGGCGGCGGGAGATTACGTATGAGTCAGACAGTCTTGCCGCCGATGCCGCCGAACCAGGGTTTGCTGGCTCCCGTGCAAGGTCAGATGGGTGGTCCGCCGCCGCTGCCGAACATTCCGGGTCTGATACCGCCTGGCATGCGGCCGATGGGTCTGAACATGCCTTCGGAGCAGATGCTGGCGTTTCTGGTGAAGGCGCCGCGTGACGCCGTTCCGCCGGACAGTGATGAGGGGTTGCCTGCTTCGCTTCGCCCATACGCGGCGGGTTTGCGCGCCACGACGCGTCCGGCGGGTGTGCCGTGGCAAAGCGAAATTGTTTACGGGCGCATTGGCAAGACCGATGACGAGATCGCGGCGGTGGCGCGTTATTACTTCGGTCAGGCGCGCAATTACGACGACGCGCTGAGCCGCGAGCGCGTCACGGCCAGCCGTTACTATCGCGGCGAGGCGGACGAGCCGTTGCAGGACGGCAGATCGAAACTGGTGCTGACGGTTGTCCGCGACACCATCCGGCAGACGCTGCCCAGTCTGCTGCGGCTGTTCACGGCGGTCGAGGATCCCGTGAGTTTTGAGCCCATCAGTTCAGAGGCGGCGGCGGGCGGCGACGACCAGATGGCGACGGCGTTGGCACGGCAGGCGACGGATTACGCGCGGTGGGCGTTGTTCACCGCCAACAGTGGCTGGCAGGTGCTGCACGATTGTTTGTTGGACGCGCTGACACGCAAGGCCGGTTGGGTCCGCTGGCACTGGGGCGCGAAGCGGAGCGTCAGGACCGAGGTCTGCGAGGGGTTGTTGCTGCCGCAGTTGCAGATGCTGTTGGCGGAGCCTGGGATCGAGGCCAGCCGCATCGTCAGGCGGCCGATGACCCAGGCTGAGCAGCAGGCACTGGCCAAAAGTCCGGACGGCCGGATGTATTTACAGCAGGGCGCGCCGGCGGAGTACTGGGCCGCGACGATCACGCGGACGGCGAGCCGTTCGTGGCCCGTGATCGAGGCGGTATCGCCCGAGTGCGTGTGGGTGGTGGCCGACGCCAACACGGTCGAAGGCGCCCGCGCGATCTTTCATGTAAGGGATGTATCGGCGTCCGACCTGATCGAGATGGGGCTGCCCGAGGACAAGGTGTTGGCGCACCGCGACATGATGGTGTCGATGCGCCGCCGCAGGGAGGCCATCGCGCGTGACGCGGCCAGTGGTCAGAACCTGTCGGGCGTGCCGCCGAACGACAAGAGCATGGCGCCGATCCGCTACGCCGAGGGGTGGATCCGCTGCGACACCGACGGCGACAACCGCGCCGAACTGATCCACGTGCATATGTTGGGCAATGCGACGACCCTGGTGAAATGGGAGCGCGCCGACGAGGCGCCGCTGGCGTGTTTCACGCCGTATCGCGAGCCCAACCGGATCATCGGGTCGTCTCAGGCGGACATGGTGATGGACCTGCAGCGCGTCGAAAGCCGCGTCATGCGCGCCGTGCTCGACAGCCTGGGGCAGTCGATGTTCCCCAGAACCGTCATGGTTCAAGGGCAAGCCAATATGGCGGATGTCCGCCAGACCGCGATCGGCTCGATCATCCGCGTGGCCAACGCGGGCGCCGTGACCGAACTGGTGAAGCCGTTCATGGGCAAGGAGGCGCTGCCCATCATGCAGGTGCTGGAGGCGGTGAGGGAGAGCCGCACGGGGATCACGCGGGCGTCGTCCGGTCTGACGGTGGACGAGTTGCAGAGCACGGCGCCCATCGCGGTCAGCCAGCAGACCTCGGCGGCGCAGGACCGGCTGGACATGGTGGCGCGGACATTGGCCGAGACGGGCCTGGCGCCGCTCTACAACGGGCTGCTCAGAATGCTGGCCCGCCAGCAGGACCGGCCGAACGTGATCAGGATCCGCGGCCAGTGGATCGCCATCGACCCTCGGGCATTGGCCACGATGTGGGAAACGTCGGTCAACGTCGGCGGCAAGGGCATGCCCAGCGAACGGCTGGCGATGCTCGCGCAAATCGCGCAGAAGCAGGAACAGATCATGCAGCTTGGCGGCATGAGCAACCCGCTGGCCGGCATTCCCGAATATCGCAACACGTTGGCCAGGATGCTGGAGACGGTGAACATCGCCGACGTCAGCAGCTACTTCAAGGCGCTGCCGCCAGGGTTCCAGCCACCGCCGCCGCCGGCACAGCAGCCCAACACGGACATGCTGTTGGCGCAGGTGCAACAGCAAAAAACGGCGGCGGATGTCGAGAACGACCGGGCCGACCAACAGACGAAGCGAGCCAGCCTGTTGCTGGAGGACGACCGCGAGCGCGACAAGGCGGCGCTGGACGCGTGGACGAAGACCTGGGTGGCGGCGGCTCAGTTCGGCACGCCCGCGCCATCCCTGGACGAGTTCAAGGCGTCGATGAAAAGCAACGCGCCGGCGGTCGGGCTGTTGTCTGACCTGCCGCCGCCCACGAGCCCACAGCCGCCGGCCACGGGTCAGCCGCCGCCTCAGCAGCCGAAGCCGGGCCCGCCGATGCAACCCATGTTGGGCGGGCCTCCACGGCCGCCGATGATGCCCCAGGCGCCACAGCAGCCGCGTCCGATGCCGCAACCCGCCGATCCGGCGACCGCCATGGCCGTGCGCGGCGCGCTCGCGGGTGGCCGCATGCCGAGCGCCTACGGCCAGTTGGCCGCCAGGGCGGCGCTCAGTCCGTTACTGGGACCGGGTGGACCGCCGCTGCCCGCGCCCGGTGGGCAGGGCTGATGGCGGCCTCACATGGCCGCGGCCTGCTGGGCGCCGCGCTGGACCCTGACGAAGTCCGTTGGCTCGACCGCATCGATCGGCCGGGGCGGACCGCTCAATCGGGCGCCGACCCTGGCATGGTCGCTCAACCTTACGTTGATCCAGGTTACGCGATGACGAACGTGGACCAGGGCAATCTCAATCAGATGCCAGACCAGGAGGTTGACGGGTGGCTGCCCGCCAGCCTGTTGCGCGCGCTTCAGGCGCTCCAGGCAAGGAGTAATGGATCATGACGCTGATCCTGATCATCGTCCTGGTCCTCCTGTTGGCCGGCGGCGGGTGGGGATGGCGCACGGATTACTGGGGCT